GGCATGGGCGGCATGGGACCTGAATTCGATTTGGAAGGCGAAGGCGAAGAAGGCGATATGATGGCTGGAGCCGAAGGTGGAGAAGGGGTACCACCGGGTGGAGCTGATGCAGCCCCACCAATTTAATCAATAAATACCCTTGACTTATAAATACAAGAGGAGTTTATCATGGCTGACAAAAAGAAGTTAGATGACATGGTTGACGCGTTGATCAACAAGAAAGACGACCAGGCAGAAATTGCCTTTCATGGTTATCTAGAAGATAAGATGAAAGAAGTACTAAATCCTGGAGCTGAAGTAGATGTAGAAGCTGACGTTAAAGTTGACGACGAAGAAGCCGAAGCAAAAAAGGATTAAGGAATTATGGAAACACAAATTCTCATCGAAGAATTAAGTCCAACAGAGGCGAATATCTCTGAGTCTGTATCAGAAGACGGCAAAAATTGCTGGTTATCTGGTGTATTCATGCAAGCAGATATTCAGAACCGTAACGGTCGTAATTATCCTCTGAGTGAAATTAGTGGTGCAGTAACAACTGCACAGCAACGTATTGTAGAATCAAAAGGTATCTTTGGTGAACTGGATCATCCACAATCACTTCAGATTAATCTTGATCGTATCTCTCATGTTATTACTGAGATGAATATGAATGGTACAAATGCAGTTGGTAAAGCTAAATTGTTAGATACGCCAATGGGTCAAATCGCTAAAGAACTTGTTAAGAGTGGTGTACGTCTTGGTGTTTCCAGTCGTGGCGCAGGCACAGTAGCTGAGTCAGGTGGTGTAGAAGGTTCTCAATTTGTAACAGTTGATATCGTTGCTCAACCATCTGCCCCAGGAGCGGTTCCTAGTGCAGTATACGAATCACTATTACAGTCCGCGAACGGTCAAGAAGCTCTAAGTTTGGCAGAACAGGTTCGACAAGATCCGAAGGCTCAGAAGTACTTTGTTGATGCATTTAATGCATTTCTAAAAGAAGGCTTGTTCGCTAAGAAGTAATAAATAAGAAAAAGTTAAAATTTTTTCGAAAACTAGACCCAAACTAAACACCGCATAAAATAAGAGGATATACGAGCTCCCAAGGAGTTAGGTATGTCCGTTCCCCGTACCTCATATAAATACCTATCGCAATGTAAACTAAAGTTATTATAACTTTACGAACAAATTAATTTGGGAGATTGACTAATGGAAGAACTGCTTCAGAAATTGCTCGAAAGTGAAGTCCTAACTGACGAAACTCAGAAAGAACTAAAAGACGCTATCGAAGCAACAGTAACAGAAGCTGTTGAAGCAGCGAAAGCAGAGGCATCCGCCGACGTTCGCGCTGAGCTAACAGAACAGTGGGTAAACGAACGAGACGCTCTAATCGAAGCAGTTGATGCTAAGGTTGGTGATTTCCTCGATTCAGAACTTGAAGAGCTAAAGGGCGACATTGAGCGCTTTCGTGACCTAGAAGCAGAGGCAGCTGAAAAGCTAGTCGAAGCTAAGGCACTAATGGCCGAAGAGTTGAAGGGCGATCTAGCAGAGCTAGTCGAAAAATTGGATTCATTCCTTGAAATTCGACTTCGCGCTGAACTAGAAGAGCTCACAGAAGATATTGATCGCGTTAAGAAGGACGAGTTTGGTCGCAAGATTTATGAAGCGGTCCAAGAAGAGTTCCGCGCTAACTTTGCTGACGATGAGTCACTAGAAGGCACACTACGCGAAACAGAGAAGCGTCTTGATGATGCAACAGAAGCTCTTGAAGATACAGAGCGTAAGTTGGCAGCTAAAGAACGCAAAGAAAAACTAGATGAAGTTCTTTCACCTCTTTCTGGACAACAGAAGGATGTGATGGAAGCAATTTTGAAGAATGTGGACACAGAGCAGCTTGAAGAAGGTTACAAGACGTTCATCGGCCGCGTTCTCAAAGAAACTGAAGAAGACGAATCAGAGAAGGAAGATACAGTACTGGCTGAAAGTGCTTCGGAAGATGAAGAAAAAGAACTGCTAGAAAATGCTACAGTTAAGACTGGCGACGATGAAGACGTACTTGCAGAAAATGATGAGCAACTCTCTGAAACAGAGAAAAAGCTATCAGACGAAGCAAAAGCACGCATTCAGCGACAAGCTGGTATTACTAGAGCTTAATAGCAACTAATAACACATCTTTAATTTAAGTACACTACAGGAGTAATAAAAAATGGACGAGATGTTTGAAAATTGGAGCGAGACTAAAGAAGCACTGCTTGAAGGTCTAGACTCTAAAATGAAGGAGATTGTATCTCCAGTTCTGGAAAATCAGAAGAACTATGTTCTTTCTGAGGCTGCAGCTGCTGGTGCAACTCAAGCACATGACGTCGCTGGTTTCCGTAAGATTTTGATCCCAATGATTCGTCGTATTATCCCAGGCACAATTGCAACCGAGCTTGTTGGCGTACAGCCAATGCAAGGTCCAGTTGGCCTAATTTATTCGCTACGCTATCGCTACGGTGAGGCTCTAACAGCGAATGATGTGAATGATCCAGGTTTCGGTGGTAACACTGGAATTACAGCTAACGATGAAGCCTTTGGTAACATCGAACAAGCTAACAGCACGATTATTCGTCAGTACTACGCTGGTCAGGTTATGGATGGAGCTTCTCCATTGGTAGCACAAGATCAGCAAGCTGGTGCGTCTGGTATTGGTCCAGCGTCGCCAGGTACTATTGGTTCTGGAGCAGGTTCTCCAGCAACTGACGGTGGTGTAGGTTCAGGTTTTGCATTCGGCTCTTCGCAGTCTGCTCTATCTGGTTGTACTACAGGTGGTTCTGGTTCGCACATTGAAGGTTCTGGTGGTCGTCGCATGAGTCTCGAAGTTGTTTCTCAAGCAGTTGAAGCTGGCTCACGCAAGCTACAAGCTGGTTGGACAATTGAGGCAATGCAGGATCTACAGGCACAACACGGTCTAGACATCGAGTCTGAAATGACACAGGCACTAAGTGCTGAAATCGTTCAGGAAATTGATGCTGAGATCATTAATGACTTGCTAGCTCTTGCTGGTACAGTACAGACATTCGACGGTAACCCAGCGGGTACATACGGCGGCGGTGGCGCAGGTAACTACGCTCCAGCATACGTCGGTGATCGTCTAGCTAACCTTGGTGTTATTATTAACCATGTTACTAACGAAATCGCTCGTAGAACTCGTCGTGGTGCAGGTAACTTTATTGTGGTATCCCCACTTATCGTTTCTGTTCTACAGTCTGCTGCTAAGTCAGTATTCGCCCCAGCAGTTGAAGGATCCTTTAAGGGCCCTAACAACACAATGTTGGTTGGTACGCTAAACGGCACAATCAAGGTATATAGCTACATTTGGAACGCTTCGGCTTCCGGTCTTGATCTAGGTCTTCCAGCGGCATCACCACAGGTTGGTGCAGACGATACAATCCTAGTTGGTTATAAGGGTGGCAACGGAGAAACCGATACAGGTTACTTCTACGCTCCTTACATTCCGCTAATGAGCTCTGGAGTTGTGGTTAACCCACTAACATTCCAGCCAGTTGTTAGCTTGATGACTCGTTACGGCAAGACATCATTCACGGATGTAACAACATCGCTAGGTAATTCGGCTGACTACTACGGTAAGGTCAACGTTACAAACCTACAGTTCTCGTAAGAAAACTGGTCGAAAGACACGAATAAGCCCCGGTTTTTCCGGGGCTTTTTTTGTGCCTAAAATGTTGACTTTTCACGTAAATCAGCGATAATTAGGGTCTATTGGAGAACTCTCTATGTATTGGTTAAAGGTATTGTTTACGCCGAGTTGTTGGTTACAGAATAATTCATACTCTGCTGGTTGGAATATGGAACTTAAAATGTTGATGAACGAAAATAAGTTCGAGGATCTTGGCAGTGGCGTAGTTCGACTTGGAGGTGTAGTAATTTGGGCTAACAATCACCCATACGCATCCTTTAATACATGGACCAGTCTTCTACACAAACACGAAACTGGACTTGAGTACGACGACGATGTTCGTCCGAGTCGAGTAACAATTCTCAAAGCATGGGATCAACTGAAAGATGATTGCGGATAATATCATAATCGGAAGAGAGATAGCCACA